CCAATAGAGACGATTGAGCCGTTAGGCAGGGAGACAGCCATGATGATTCCTCTTTAGGCCATGGAACAAAAAAAGCCGCCCGAGTTGCCAAGGGCGGCTATGAAAAAGCCGCCTCGCGGCGGCTCAGGAGACTCAGTGCTTCAGGTCAATACCAGACGCTGAAGTCTTGGTGCGTGCCGTACAACGGCGGCGCTGTGTCGTCTTCGTAGGCGGCGATGAATGCCCCAAGCACGTAGGCTTTCAGCGCACTCGGGACAAGCGCCGCTTCGACGGAGCGCGCAAGGTTGTTCGCCGATTGGCGGGTCGTCGTCCAGCAACTGATCTGGATGCGCGCGTTCTTCTTGCCGACGACGGTGGCTTCGAGAAAGTTCTCTGCGCTGCCGCCGACTTGCTGATAGACGATGAACGGCTTTGCTGTGCCGTAGGGCGCGAACTCAGGGAACACGCGACCCGACACCAGAGATGTCAGTGCGGCGACGATGTCGGATTCGAGGCTCATAGCGCCTTTGATGTCTCTGCAATCCAGCGGGCTTCAGCCGCTTGCAAGGCGGCGACGCGCTTCGTATCCCACGCTGGGCGAAGGAACGGCCGGGCGCCGACCATCTTCGGCTCAATCTTGATCTTCGACGTGTACCATTTGCCGTCTGATCCGATGTAAGCCTTGCGCGTCATCAGGTGCCCATACTCGACAAGATGCCCGTGCGGTGCCTTGCGCGCGTTCCAACTGATGTGATACGTAGAGCGGACCTCGCTGCTGTTGTCCTGGCTGAACACCTGATAGATCGATGCGCCAAGGTTGCCGGTCTTCTTCTTGATGCGACCGACGTTCAGCTTTACTTCGTCATAGAGCACCTGAGCGCCAGCCTGCGCCGCAGGACGCACAGCGCCCAGCACAGCGACGCCGATGTTGTCGATTCGCTGATTAAGCAGCGACGGGTCGAACTTGATCGACAGCGACTTACCCATGAACTATCTCGCAGACCAAATCCATCTTGTCGCGGTCAATCTCATCGGGCAGCACCGCGCGGATCTGGTAGTTGGTTGTGCCAAGCGCCACGCGCATTGATGCGTCGATGTCTGTCCTTCTGAGGATGCGGATTGATGCCTTGACCGTTGACGCCTCCGCATCGGCCTTGATGGTTTCGCTGCCACTCAGGTGACGGACGTTCGCCCACACCGTCGCCAGCGTTGCCCATGTCGGGATAGGCTGGCCTGCAGCATCTTGGGTTGCTGCCGGCCGCTGGATGACGACGATTCGATTTAGCGAGCGGCTGTCCATGTCAGAACGTGTTGATGATGAAGCCGCGCAACTTTGAATCGCGGGCCTTCTCGATGGCCTCGCGTTCGGCCGGCGTCAACTTGTCGAATTCCAGTTGAACGCCCAGCAAGATCGCTTGCTTGATGCTCGCCGGAACATTCGCAGTCAGGTCTTCAACGATTGGCGGGTCTTCCAACGGGTCGGCTGCGATGAACGGATAGCCGGCCATGTAGTCGATCTGGATTGCATCGTCACGAAGGTAGACGGCCGGGTGCGTGAATGCGTCGGTGAAGCACAACTTCGGCACTAGGCCGGAACTGACGTAGTACGGAACCGGCGGTTCTTCTTCGTCGTAGGCAACGGTCTGAATCACGTTGTCTTCGTCGTAGTACCGGACCTGAACCATCGAGATGAACGGCGGGCGCAGCAGTTCAACGGACTGCCACGTATCTGCCCCACCGTTCATGTACCACTCCAGACCCCTGCGTTGACCTGAACGCATCGGCCCCATGGTCATGCGAAGGGTCTGCTTGACGAAGGCCCTGCGGGTGATCTGCTCGCACTGGATTCGAGACGACGTGATGCACCGTTGAACCTCGGCAAGTTGCGGCTCAGCCGACACATTCGCGCTCGGGCTTGTCGTCAGCTTGAGATGGAAGAACGCCTCTGCCGCAGTGACGGGCTCGGCGGTCGGCTGGGTGATGACTTCGATGTTCATAGCGCCTCGTCAATCGTCGCCATCGGGAAACACTCCAATGCCGACCCCGGCGTGCAGTTCAACACTTCGACTCGCCCCGCAAGAGCCACGGCAAGGGTCGCGAAGCGGCGGCACCATTCGGCGTAGTGGGCCTCGTCGGCTTCCCTGTCAACGTCGTGCCAGTGGCCGGGGCGCATGTCGAAGCCGAAGAGAAGGATTCGGCTTGCACCAGCCTGGGCCGCGATGTGGACGGCTTGGTAGCCAGTGTTTCCACCGCTTCTGATGCATTCCTTGTCGTCATCGAATCCGACCTTCCCGGTATGCCTGAGTGACAGCACCTCGGGCCACAGCAATGAATCGTCCGCGCAGACCTTCAGACCTTGGAAGTCCCGCGCGTCCGGGTTCGCCCGCCACCAGTCCGCATCTGCCGCAACCAGCAGGTCGGCCCATGGCGCCAGGCGGAATGTGCTATTTGCGACCGCGACCCGCAGGCTTGGCCGCCGCAGGCTCTGCGACAACTTCAGCGACATCGACGGCCCGCTCGCTAGCACCGCCACTGTCTGCCCCTGCCACATCGGCGGGACTCTCCACGGGCTTGTCATGGGCCACCTCGGCTGCGCCGCGCGTCAGCCAACGCTCGGCCTTGTCCCTGCGGATCGACACCAACCGCTCACCGGACATGACGGCACTTGCACCGCCCTCGTGGACAGCCACGGCGTCGCCGGCCTTGTGCATAACAGCGCCGTGCCCGTAGTCGAACTCTCGGTTTTGGGTAAAGGTGATCGTCTTCATGGGTTCCCTTGTTCAGACAAACGGCCCCCGAAGGGGCCGCCTGCGTTACGCCGTGACGATTTCGTCAACGGTGGTGGCATCGTTGTCCGACGCCGGGCCATACAGCGGGTTGAGCCCGAGCACAACCGCGCTCAGGTCAGCACCGGCCGTACCCAGCGTCACCGACAGCTTGAAGTGGGTCATCGTCCCGCCCGCCAGCTTGGACGGGTCGAAGTTGATGACGACTTGCTTGTTGCTGTCCGTACCCGCCTGGGTCAGTTGGGTGATGGCCGAACCCGTCACGTCCGCAGCACCGTTGCCGCTGCCATCGGTGTAGGTGACGAGCTTGGCATCGATGGTGCCCGTCGAGACGATGTCACCCGCTTGGATGATCGCCATGAAGCGGCGAAAGTTCTTCAGCGGGATGTATTCGCCCGTGGTCACGGTGGACTGGGCGTAGGCGTCGGGGTCGATATTGCCGACCACGGCCACCATTTCAGAAGGAGTCTTGTTCATCATGAACCTTTCAGGAATTGGAAACGGCCCCCGAAGGGGCCATCAGGATCAGCGGGCCGCGAGGGTCACGAACGGCGAACGGCTCAGGCCATTCAGGCGCGTGATAGCGGTGTTCCACCACGGCTGCCCACCGACACGCAGCACGAACCGGAAGGCCGTGATGTCGTAGTCGAAGAACAGGTGGATGGACACGTCCTGACGCACGCCACCGGACTTGACCACACTCATGTACTGAGACAGGTCAACGAAGCTGATGTCGCCCACGTCACCCAGCGCCGAAGCGGATTCGACCGGAACCACCGGACGGCCCAGCAGCGTGCCGTAAGGCGCCACCGACAGACCACCAGGCGGCAGGTAGGCCGGGACAGCCGTACCCGTGCCGGGGAACTGCATCGTCATCAGTTGCGCTTCCACGTCGCCGTTGACGATCCAGACAGCGCGACGCTTGCCTTCGTCGGTCATGCGGGTGTACATCGACACGATGTTGTTGAAGTTCACCGTGTCGGCCGTCTGCGACGAAGTGGCAGCCACCGTGATGAGCGCACCCGAATTCAGGTAGCCCAGCGGCTGCCCCACACCAGTACCGCGAAGGATCGCGGTGTTGACGCGCGAGTCGATCTTCTCCGGCGCCTTTGAGTTGACGTAGGCGGCCATCGAAGGCGCGTCCTGCAGCAACTCGTCGGTCATCGGGACCAGGGCGATGATCTTGTTCGCCTTGACGGTCTTCTCGGTCAGCGTCGGCTTCGATTGCGTCTTCTGGCCAGCTTCCGATTCCCAGTAGGCTTGAATGCCACCGGAAGTCTGCCAAGGGGTCGTCTCGTCGGTCGGCACCGTGATGCTGTTTGAGCTGGTCGTCATCTGATCGGTACGCGACAGCAGGCTGTCCTCGCCCATGACGCGCTTGACGATTTCCGTGCGGAAGTCCGGAGGAACAGCGAAGCCACCGTCAGCACCAACGCCTTCTTGCCCGTAGGTCGAAGGAGCATTGGCAATCAGGCGCGGGTCGGCAACAGCACCCTTGCCGCTGGACTTGACCACGGCCGCGAAGTAGTCGGCTTGGGAGCGGAAGCCCCACTTGCCGGTGTCGCGGTGATCCTTGGCCTGGGCCGGCAGCGAAGCGCGGCGGGCGTCAGCCTGAGCGCGGGTCGCGTTCTTGCTGGGCTCGCCGGAGTTGTCCGGGTCGGTACGGCGACCTGCCGGGGCAGCCATCTTGGCGTTCATCGCTTCCACTTGTTCGTGTCGTTCGATGTCGGCCGACAGTTCCTCGAAGGCCGCGAAGATCTGGTCGAGATCCTTGCGTTCGTCGTCGGTCAGGTCACGCTTTTCAGCGGTGGCGCGGGCCTTGACGTTGTTGGCGTTCTGACCCAGTTCGGTCAGGCGGTTTTGCATCTGTTCCAGTTCGGCCGCGTCGGCGCGGACATGGGCAGACAGGGGCAGGCCGAATGCGGCAGCGACAGCGGCAGCAGTAACGGCCCAATTGGCTTTCTTGGGGGTCATGGGATGGTCCTTTCGAGACTCGGAAACGAAAAAGCCGCCAAGAGGCGGCCCGGTGGTTTGCGTAAGGTGCTGCCCTCTACGCTTTTGCGGCACTTGCGCCGCGATTCAGTTGCGTCAATCGCATGTCCATTCGTGCGAAACGCGCTTCGGTGCTGGTGGCCTGGCGACGGATTGCGTCAGGCACCTTGGCGAACTTGTCGAGCATGGAGAACTCCGCCTTGACGGCCTTCTCTGCGGTCTTCTTGGTGGCAAACCCACGAGCAACGGACTCGTCGGCCGTCATCCACGTTTCATCGGTCATCCACTGGCTGATTTGCTTGGCATCCCCGCCCGTCTTGGCGACGTAGGTGTCCAGCAGGGTGCCTCTGATCTTGTCCAGGGCATCAGCTTGCTTGCGCATTTCAGATGCGGTGCCGATGGTCATGCCCCAAGGATCGTGAATCATGAACATGCCGTTGTCGGCAATGCGAATCTCAGTCCCCGCCATGGCGATGATCGAAGCAATCGAAGCAGCAATGCCATCGACGTGCATGGTCTTCTCGGTGGCCGGGTGGCGCTTGATCTGGTTGTAGATGGCGATGCCATCGAACACCGACCCGCCTGGGCTGTTGATGTAGATGTCCAGCGCGTTGACCGACCCCAACTCCTTGATCGAGTCGCTGAATGACTTGGCGGTGATCCCGCCAAACCACCCCTCCCCGATGGCTTCGTAGAGGTAGATTTCCCCCCGCTTGCCGTTGGCTTTTGCAAAGAACTTCATTCGTACCCCTCGGGGGTTGTGGTTGTGCTATCGATTTCCACGATCCGCCCGTCGCGGTCGCGCTCGACAACGCTTCGGGTGTGACGGTCCGGCAACTGAACAGAAACCTCCACAGGAGGCGGCAGTACCTCGTTGACGATGCGGACCTCGGCCGGCGCCGCTTGCGCCGTGACGTGGATGGCCGGGGCCGCGCCTTGCGGGACGTTGACCACTGCGCCGGCAACATTCACTTCGTTGTTCACCGGGGCCGGTTCGATGGTGATGCTGCGCTCAGGAACAGTGACATGCGTATCTCCGCCTTGGACATTGACCACCGTCGCCGGAATGTTCACTTCGTTCTTTGGGGACTCCACGTTTACATTCACATGGCTTTCCGGCACGTTGACGGTGATCGGCTGTTCCAGCTTCATCGTCGGCTGCTCGACGTTCACATTCACAGCCCGCTCAGGGACGGTGACGTTGACGTTCTGCTCGGGCACGTTGACGGTCGTTCCGGCTACATGCACGTCCGGCGTCTTCACGTCGTTGGTGATATGAAAGTCGTTCTTCACGGTCATGGACTTCGCGGCCATCGCCTCGGCCATGCGGTCGAACTTCCCACTCAATGCCGACAGGTTCGACGCGACATACTTGTTCGCCTCGGCCACGATGTCGGACACAGTTGTCTCTGCCGTCATGGCTGCTGCTGCTGCGACTTCAGGATCACAGCCGTTGACCACCTGAAGCGCCCACTTGTTCGCCGTGGTGAAGCGATCACCCAGGACATCGGCCATGTCCGACATCAGTTCAAGAGCAAACGTGTTGGTTGAACTACGGGCTTCGGCCAGCCAGTCCGGTCGGCCGGCTTTCTGCAAGTGCTCAGCCCGGTTCTCCACCCGGCGTTGAATGCGCGCATAGATCGACGCCAGCCAGGCGCCTTCGACCGGCTTGGCAGACGCTTGCGGTTCAGGTTCGGCAGGTTCAGTCTTCGCATTCGCCACCGTGTAGGCATCACCGATGCGGCCAAGAGGAATAGCGGCCCCGTTGACGAATCGCATATCACCATCAGGCCCAATGGTGTTCTCGCCCAACTTCTGCAGCACCACGTTCGGGCTGAAGACCCCGCAACCGATCAATGTCGAGAAGGCTTCGGCCCGCGATTTGTAGTCGCCCTGTTCGGCCCAATCGGTGTCGATTTCGACAAACTTCTTTGGCCCACGGTACGGGATCAGTTTGTAGTCGGCCTCTTGCTCGATTTCCTTGACCCATGGACGAAGGGTGTCGCGCGTGAACTCCAGGCCCTGATGTTCAATGTTGTTGTTCGTCGCACGAAGCAGGTGGGCAACCTTGTGGGGGGGAACCCGGAACCAGCGGCAGATTTCCTCGACGGACAGGTGCTTGACGTTGACCAGCTGCGCCTTCTCGGCGTCAATGCCCATCTGGTTGACGCCCCACTCTCCGGCGCCCTCGAAGAACCCGGAACGAAAGGCGTTCTTTACCCCTGAATGTCGTTGCTCGATCTGCGCCTTGACTCGCTGATAGTGCGCGTCATCGAGCTTTCCCTTGTAGGTGAACACAGTTCCGAGTTGTGCGCCATTGCCGAAGAACCCGCTTGCATACTGGTCGAGCGCCAAGGCGGTCGAGATGCTTTGAACGGCCCTGAATATCGGGTCGTCACCAGCGAACCCCACAAGACTTGCGCCACGGACGATGAACAGCCGATCCGGCTCTAGGTCAACCCAGCCGCCGCCCATCTCCTGCGTGATCCGGTAGAACAGCCGGCCGGTTTCTGCATCACGGCGAGGGTCAACGCGGTGCGGACTGATCGGCCACAAGCCGACAATCCGGTTCGCCATGTCAAGCTCAATCTCGGCGTATCCCGTCCCGTGGCCCACTGCGGCCAAGGTCAGCGCGCGCTTCCCGGCCTGCGCGGTCATCTCGGAATTGAACCGCGTGTTCAGGATGTACTGCAGGCTGTCGTCGGGCAAATCCTGCTTGTTGCTTGACCCACGGACACCGGAATAGACGTTCCACTCACTCGATGACAAGGCAGACGCGATCACGTCCATGCACGCCCATACCGCCGCGACTTGCTGGGCGTTGTCGTGCGTCACCGGCACCCCGGCATTGCCACGGAACAGGCCGAACCCGCGCTGCTGCGGGTCGGCGCGACGCACCCGAAGGGCGGCCATCGCTCTTGTCAAGAGGTTCATAGCCATCGAATGCTGGGCTCATGGTTCGAGGCTTCCGGTCGCAGAGACATCAACGAGTTGGCGTCGAACGTGGACATCAACGGGTCAATCTTCGCGCTGCCTGAAGCCTGCTTGGTGATAGAGATGGCGTTGCCGTTTTGGACGATGCGGGCGTTGCCGGCGCACCAGTTCATCAATCGGGTTCCGCAGTGCGCCATCTCTCCACCGGCCAACTTGCGCTCGGTGGTCTTGATGGCGCCGTTCAATTTCCAGCCCTGGCTGATTGCAATGATCTGGTCCATGCTGATGTCCCGGCCCGGCGACACCAACTCATCCACAACGTCCCCGATGCCCGCCGCGTCCACGCCAATCGCGTTCTTCGCAGGCAGGAGTCCGGCGTCACGAATCCGGCAGATCACGTCAGCCACCTGAAGAACATCGTCACCAGGCTGGTCAACGATGGTCAGATCGCCGTCCTTCTCGAAGTCCAGCAGCCGGGGGGCGATGTCCTTCCTCCTGTCGAGCACGATGCGGTGCGCCCAGGCGTGGTGCCACATCAGCCACTTCCCCGTCCCGCGTTCGCGGCCAGTCACGGTCAGGCCCAACAGGTCGTCAAGACCTCCACCGTCAACACCGACCGTCACCACCTCGGATCGCGCCAGCAGCGATTCCAGCTTCAGGCCGGCCTCTCCGGCGCCTTCCCAGAAGTCAGCCCCCGCCCAGCGGTCGGATTGCAGCGACAGGCCGATTTCGACGTTCAGGTGCTTGGCAAGGAAGCCCCGCATCGACTCTTCGCCATCGTTCTCAGCCTTCTTGAACTCTCGGTCCAAGAATTCCCGGTCTACCGAATAGTCCAGATTCGGGTTCACCATCCCGAAGTTCTCCGGCTTGCGGTGCTCGCCGGCCTGAATCATCGCCTCGGGGAACTCGTAGATGATCGGCACGAAACGCGGGTCATGGACCTTGCCGTCCCTGACATCACGCGCGTACTTCAGCTTCTGGGCAAATACCCCTGCAGGAGGATCGTCAGATTGCGTGGTCAGGAAGATGGTGAAGCCCTCGGGCCGGCTCGCCAGCCCACCCGTCGCCTCGCGCAGCATGTTCTCGGCGTTCGCCACCTTGCCGAACAGCCACAACTCATCAACAAGGGTTCCGACACCCTTCTTTCCGCCTACCGTATTCGAGTCGGCCGCCAACACCTTCAGGCTGGCGCCGCTTTCCCGGTTAGTGATCGTCTTGACGTGCGTCTGCGCATGCATCAGCGCCGCCAGTTCGTCGTCAGCCCGCTCGGAGCACATATCACGCGCAGGCCCGAACGAGTTATTCGCCACCTCGACAGTCGGCGCCAGGATGCTGAATTCCGCCGACTGGCGCCAATTCAGTATCAGCGCCGTCATCATGATCCCGGCCGCGATGGTCGATTTGCTGTTCTTCTTCGGAACCAGCACGAACCATTCAGTTATGAGCCGGCGCCCACTCTCCGCGTCATAAGCCCCGAAGATACTCGCCACAAGGTCAAACACCCACGGGGCACAACATTCACCGAATGTCGGGCTTCCCGGAGCATCGACGATCCGCAGTTCCTTGAAAACGGCTAGGGCGGTCGCTGCCTGCTCCGGGAAAATCGGCGGCGGAATGATGGACTCGCCCGCGCGCAGCCTATCCGCCCAGTCAGGGCATGCCGTACTCCACTCGGGCATCTATCGCCGCGCAACCAGTTTCAGCGGCGGCGCGGCCGGCTTGAACCGACCTCCTGCCGCCTGCTTAGCCTTATCGGCCTGTTCGTCCTTCTTGCCGCCTTCGCCCTTCTTGGCATGCATGTACGGGGCAGCGGCTACAGCCATCTGCGAACGCAGACGTTCATCTGCCCCCGCGTCGTTCATCACGTCCAGCATGTACTGCAGGGGTGTCTTGGCAGTGACCACCACGTCGCCAACAGAAGCCTCTATGGTCGTCGCCACATTGGCTGGACGTGGTTCTGCCTTCACCAACGCTTTCTTGCGCCCTGCGCCTGGTCTAGAGCCTCCACGGGGCATGTTCAAGCCTCTTTGATTCGGGTTTGATTGGCGACAGCCGTTTCAAACGATGCGATTTTTTGTCCAAATGGG